AATTTATATAAAACGCAATTGTTTTTTACCGATGTGGCGAACTTCTTTTTGATCTATCTAGAACTTTAGCCAATGTTCTACCAGTTGGCTTTTTCTTTTTCTTTTTTTTCTTTTTTTTAAGTACGTCAGCCAACAATCTACCAGTTGGTTGTTTTTTTCGTGCTTTTTCTATTTCGTCCATAATTATCCTCCTATTTTTTAACCAGACTTCCACCAAAATACAATCCAATGATTGATGCCATTAGATGCGTGTCCATTGGCGTTATGACAACACCTGCAAACTTACGATCCACAAGCATTTCCTTCTGCTCAATCAGGAATAAAAATCCCCTGCTGAACTCCGTCCATGTGAGAAATACTGATACATCAAAGAATACTGGTACTATTTTTGGCCATACGATTATAAAGAATACTGCAGTAAGTGCAATAATTCTTCTCGTCCATTGAAATCCTTCATTCTCATACTTCCGCGCCTTTTCAATAGCATCCATTTGAAACTTGCCACGTGCTAGTAGCATTTTCTGCTCCGCCTGTTTCGCCTTGATGGACTGTCCCCAGATGGACATTACTCCACCTAGTACGCTAGATCCTAGCATTGTAATCATTTCTACTGGTAATCCAAACATATTATAACCTCAATAAGCTTACTATTCCACCACGTTTGGCGAACACTGTTGGTGTACCATGCACGTTAACCATCGCCTGCTGCAAGTTGGCTTGCGGGGTATAAAAATTTCCATATCTGTCAATTGGATTTCCTTGTCGTGGGTCTCCGTAATATCCAGTGCCACTGGCACCGCCGCCACCGCCGCCACCACCCCAACTGGTTCGCTGTGATTGGTCAATACTTTCCTGTTCCGCACGGTCGTCCCAGTAAGCATCTTTCGACTGTTGATAAGCTTCAATATCTCCACCAAATAATTGAGTTCCAGCAACTGAACCTTCAAGTTGATCCATCATCGTCTTTCCTAATCCAGTGTATATATACTCACCACCTGGTATTTTCTGACCATATTCATCAGTATATTTTGCAGTCTCAATGGGATCTTTGTCCCAAGTTAGATAGTCAGGGTCACCTGTATCTCCATATTCATAATCCCCTTGGTAATAAGTTGGCATCGCAATAATGCTGGGCATTCCAAACTTATCAATCCATTCTTTAGTGCCTGGGCCCTTTCCTTGGGCCTTCATTTGCTGTCCTTCCCAGCTTTTCAAATACTTAGGATCAGCTGCTTCCAAAGCAGCTAATTGGTTTACAATATCCTCGCTAGAAAGAGTTGGCTTGTGTAATTCAGGACCATAAACATCTCCATATAAACTTTTTCCTTCTGACTGATATTTCTGCTCAACCCCAACCAAATATCTTTCGTATACTTTAGCTTGTTCAGTATCTCCTTTTCCTTCTGCCTTTAATTTATTTAACGCGTCTAGGATACTATGACCTGAACTGCCTGTTTCAACATCTTCACCACCTCTTGGACCCTCACCTGGATCATATGGAACATTTGATTCACCTGCAAAAGCTTGTTCTTCTCTTCCGTAGCTGCCTGTAGGACTAGGGCTCCCACTCCATGAAATATTTGATTGATATTTTACTACCATTATCTATCCATTGGAGATCTTATGCCTTTGGCAATCTCCATCTCATTTTCTAATTTTCTTTTATATTCGTCATACCAGTTGGACCCATAGTATGAAGTTACGGGTTCACGGTAATGTGGTCCCCATTCTTGATACTGATCAGCTAAGCGATTATTCAATCTTTCATTATACCATTTTTCATAGGCTGATGTCTCATATGGATCATCTTGTCTTACGTTTCCTGGAAATATAGGTTCTGGAATAACATATTCATTCTGTCTTCTTATAAAATCTTCTCTTCCTTCATCAAATGGCAAAGGTTCTATATCGTCTGGAGGAGCAACATAAGTATCATCTGGAGGAGCATTTCTTAAAGCATCCATCCTGTCCTGAACATAATCATCAAATTCAAATCTATATCCACTTGTAGGCCATTGATCTTTGGCCATATCATCTAAAAGGTCTGAATGATAGTCAGTTTCAAAATTATCTATTTTTCTTTGTTCTTCATCTACCAATTCTTGAATTTGTTCTTCACGTGTCTTTTCATCAACTAAAGATGTTTCATCCTCTATTGGCAATCCTGGATGGACATCCGATGGATAAAATCCAAATGTTTTTGCTGCATAATCATCTAATTCTTTTTGTGATACATCCCTATCAGCGCCATTAATTCCATCACCTCCTAATATGTCTCTTCCCATTCCTACAATGTTGCCTACTAAACTTTTAGCACCTTTTAGTATTAGTCCAGGTAATCCACCACCTTGTGTATAGTCCATATATCCACCTTCTATTGGATACATTTTATTATATACTGGTTTATTTGTTTGCCTTACATCACGGCTTAAACCTACATATTTTTTTTGCATATCCAAAGGTGACATTCCTAACATTTCACCCATAGGGTATTTTCCATATCGGTTAAATGATCTTCTTCTATCTTTGAATTCTTGTACACGTGGGTCATCTTTAGTCATAGTTGGAAGCTGCTGGTGCAGATCCATCATTTTATGATAGTTTTGACCGTGCCCACTACGTGCGAAATCACGTACATTATCCCGTTGGGTAAACGACCCAACAGGACGTTTGTACGCTTTACTAGCTATATATTTTTCTCTGCCGTTCACTACACACCTGGCAAAATAATTACTTTAAGGACTACAAGAATTACAATGACTAAAATTCCGGCTTTTATCCAGTCCTTCAATTTCCATTCATTCCATTCTTTTAGATGTCCCCAAAGATCTTTCAATAAATTCATATTTACCTCCCTGTTAACATTGTTTATCTTTCATACCACCACTTACTCGACCTCCATGGTGATATTTCTTCTTCATCATTCCACCTTTTTTCTTCTTCACTGTTCCACCTGCTTTATACTTTTTCTTTGTTCCACCCTTCTTGTATCCAGTCATCTGGACTTTCTGTCCTGTTGCACGTGCATGCTTCTGTGCTTGCTGTGCTCCAGCTGAAGTGTATGGAAATTTTTTACTTCCTACCTGTGGCATTTGCAATTCCTCCTCTACGTTTTTTTATTACTCCGCCTTTTTTCTTGGGCTTATTCCCGTATTTTTCAGTCCATCTTTTAGCAATTGCAGGCTCCTTAGACCACATATATTTTCTTTGCTTTTCAGACTTGAAAGGCATTAATGTATTGTTGGCGGTTTTCCGTCCCGCTGAAAAACTTCTATAATCTCTTCCTGGATATGAAAACTTTGCGCAACGGCCTCGAACATTCGTGAAGTATCAACTGGTCCTAGTGCTTCAACATACATGTTTCTAGTCACTGCCAGCAACGCACCGCAAACTTGAAGAAAGTCTTCAGGAGAAGATATTTCCTCCTTAGCTAATTGTTCAACCTTTTGCATCACTGTGCTAAGTTTTTCAAGTTGTTTTTTTACTTTGTCCGTTTGCTTTTGATTTTGCATTTTCCCTTGCTATCCTTTCAGCCGATTGGTTTTTTCTTTCAGCCATTTCATTCTTCATAGCCTCTCTTGTAGCCGCCATGTTCTCTTTTAGAAGTGCCATTGCCTCTGCGGAATCTTCCTTATTAACATCTGCTGAAGCTTTCATCAAGTCAATACTTGTTTCCGCCTCCAGCTTGTCTCTTTCAAGATCTAGCTTCTCAGCGTCCACCATCATGTCCTTCTGCAATTTCATTTGTGTTTCCATTGCCTTCAGGTCAATTTCTTGCTGTTTAAGCTTGATTAGTGGATCTTGAGCTTCTCGTTTCATTCTAGCCTCTTCGTCTTGCGCTAGTTGTTGAGTCATTTGTGCTTCAATTTGTGCTTGCTCGGAAGCTTGCTGGTTCACTAATTGATCCTGTTGTTGTTGTAATTGTTGCATCGCCTGTGGATTTTGTTGTGCCTGTTGCATTTGTTGCTGTAACTGCTGAAATTGCTGTTTGTATTTTTCTTGTACCTGTTGTCCTGCAATTAATGAAATATGCTCTGAGACGTGTGCTTGTAACATTGCATATAATTGCGGATTAATCTGTACCATTCTTGTGAACATAAACTCGGCGTGTGCCTGCATATGTGCCATATGGTTCTGCATTGGAAATGATTTTGGCTGTTGTCCACGCATTGCGCCTGCATTCTCCATTGCTGGACTCATAGGTTCCGGCATCTCCGGATCAGGTTTTAATATTGCCTCCACATTGTCCACACCCATAGCATCATACATTCTTCTGTATGCTTCACGCAAATTGTGTAATTGTGGTGCAGCACTTGCTAATTGCAATTGTTGCTGCGCCAATGTGACACGCTGTGCCATTGAAAATATATTAGGATCTGATACGGGAATAACATCAACACGGTCATCAAAATCAGATTGTTTAATTTGTTGGTTTCCACCAACAACCATGTAAGGATATTGTGGTGGAAGATAAATCTGGAATACTTTTGCTAGTAACTTAAATTCAATTTTCTGTGCATAGTGCAATCGTTTGTGTATTGCACTCATAACTTTTGTTCCACGCTCAATCAATGCAAGCGTAGTTCCTACAGGGTTCTGTTCATTTCCTTCCCCAAGCTTCATATCCGCAATCGCCGCAAATGATTTTCCTGCGTCAACAGCAAAACCTAACAATGCAAATAAAACCTGTGATGGTTCCTTGTAAGGAAGTGGAAGAAGTGACTCCTTAATGGAAACTCCTGTAACATCCACATCACGAAATTCTCCTGGTTGCAAAGGCTCGTCATGGTCGCGTATGCGCATTCCACGTGCCTTAAAACCTGCTGGTAGATTGGCAAGAGTACCTGCATCAATTAACTGCCGCAAAACACTTGTTGCAGTTCTTGACAATCCACCTAGCATATGTATTAGACCAAAGCCGTAAAACCCTAGTCCTGGGAGGAACTTGTAATGTACAAAGTATTGGTTC